GTGAGGTGCTTAGCTGGTTTAGGCCCGCCTCGAAAGGCTCCAGCGAGAGTTGGAGGCAGTTGTGTCTGGGGTGGGAGCCACCCGAACTCAGACTTGGTTTGGACATTAACTCCGGGGTTTTCAAACTGACCGGAAATTGACCGCCCTACCCAAGTCGTCACAGTAACCGCAATGCGGCTTACCCAGAACACAAGTACCACCAACCCTCCACCGCACAATCCCTCGACATTATATTTTACGTCAGCATGTGGGCGGGTACCACATTCCAGTCTGTACTGACAACCATTAAGGGAAGATATTTTTGGGTGTCTAGAGTCCAATGAACGTTGAGGTCATGCTGCTGAGCCTCGCATGGTTTTCTACGAAGCAAACGGCATGCTTGCATCACCCGAGCAACACGTCGCTTTTGGCGACTTGCCACCAACTCGAATGACTCAACAACGTCACTATACTTGTCGACATTTTTATATTAGTGCAGAGTTTCCCCTGCGGGCACCCACTTCTAGTAGTGTTGGGGGGACTTTATTAATAAATAAGGCTACCCCCCCAAATACCCCTGCCGAAGGACCTAGAGGTTTTAACTAGGTTTGCACCCTATTGGTGCCGGCGAGCCTGTATGTGTGTCAAACTACTAGAATTGGTATCAAAGCAATCACGACGAGGTGGGTGTGTAGATGTAGAACCACCCAGCATCAAACGTAGTCCCAGTGGTTAGGGTGGTGATGACCGAAAACGTTGCCGTAGTCGACCCGGTCACAACCCTCCCGACAGCATGTCCACAGATCGACGAATTAGCACCTGGACGGTCCAATGACGATTGTGTATGCTGTGCTGTCGAACCTGGAGTGGCCGGAGTAACATCAAAGTTACTCGTGGCGATAGATGACGAGTTAAGGTTGTCAGACTGAAGATAATACATCAGAATAATATCCTTGTCGGCCTCGACATTATCTATCGTTACCGTGACGGCGGCACTGCTGGTACCATTGAGTTGACCAGCGACAGTAACGTTCGGAGACGTGAACTGTGAAACCCACCCCGTCCCACCGGTGGAGTCATAAGCCTCCGAAGCAGACCAATAGCTAACGTCGTAGCCTTGGCTCGCCGGTGGTGCGACAGTAATCGGTAGGATAGGCTTGAGCAGTTCGATCTCGTACGTCACCCAAAGCTGGCCAATGGTAACATCGGCCGCCGTCGACAACCCCTCTGTGGCTACCTGCAACTTACCCATGTCATAGAACCTCTTGTCAGAGGTGGAGCCTGAATCGGCTGCCGGATCATAGACATAGAATGGGTCGTTCCGCCGCAACGCAGTGGCACATTCAATAGGATGCAGCGCACCTTTGCTGGGCTTAACGGCCACAGCATACTCGCTGTTCTCCATCTGAAGTGCGGACGTGTACGGCAGATCGTTAACGTTGTAGTTGGTAGCTAGGATCACCTGTCCCATGCCACCACCAGCGGCATAATCTGAGGTAAGTGGCTTGTAAACTGCCACCATTCCCAGAATCTTATACTGCTGGTAGTTGCGGGCAACACCCGACAACCAGGGAAAGAGGAGCTCATTCCCTGGATTAATGTCATAGGTCTTGTTGGTAAAAGTGGTCCCTGAGGACTTGACATTAGCAACAAACTCCCGGTGCTTAATGACAGTCTTGTCAGGTTGGTTGGTGAAGTGGGGGACCTCACCGCCATGAGTAGTGGCGGCGCCTCCCACCTCATAGTCACCCACACCCGTAATGGATGCTAGGTAACGACCCGCCGCGGCACCCTTCGGCCCGAGCATGGCTCCACCCGCCGCGGCAAATGTACCGGGGGGTAGAGCGACGCGCAGGGCCTTGGATACCGCCGCACTCACCATGTTTCCCAAATTCTGGGGCTTCGTCTTCGTCGTGTTCGCTTTAATTGGCGCATTAGGTGTGTTGCGCCTATTGCTATTCCTAGCCATTGTGCGTGTTTATTTATATATAGCCTGTGTTGTGTCTTCCTACTATATTATCGGGAGCGGTAGGAAGAGCCCTGGGCTTTCATGGTTCATTTGTCCATACTGCATATTTCAGTACATCTCCTCAATCACCTCCTGCTCCCGAGGCGTAACGCCGAAGGTGTTGTAAAACGAAACACGGTTCTCAACCGTGACGTTCCCAGATGATGACATATCTTTGCACAAGTAGTAAAGTCCAGTACCGTACAGTTCATCCCGATTGAACCTCGACGCTCTTGGCATTGAGCCATAAAACGCGGAATAGATCGGGACGGAACCGTAGCATGCCAGCCCACCGACGGCTACTTGCTTGATCCACCGCTCGGCTTGATCGATTGTTTTGAGACAATAACAATCTTTGCTCAAAGCATCGAGCTTGCGGACCATAAGCCACCTACCGTCAATGAAGC